CTCTATGAAATCTTTCATGTCCTGTCAATACTGATTCTGGATTACTCTGATGCGCAAATCTGGGTTTGCCTGGGCCATCATAATTGCCAGAGCCAGGACCGCCTTTAATTTCAATATTATCTTCTTCGATAAAGTTATTCTCATGAGGCTCCCTTCCACTCTTTATCCCATATTTCCGAACAATTTCCTCCACATTGATTTTTTCAATAGCTTCTACTGTCGTTTTTACAAAAATTGATTTTTTCATCTTAACCTCCATATTATATTATAACATTATTAAAGACGAATACTCATATTGCCAATCCTCTTGATTCCTTTATCTCTTTGGCTATCACTTCAGCAAGTGCATTACTTATAAATTCTTTTGTTTCGTCAGATAAATTGTCATCTTCCCACGTTGCGCCTTCATCAAATGCGCGCTTTCTTCTTCATATGGTGCTTCTTCTGGTGGGGGTTCAGGTTTCTCACCTGTATATGGAACTTCACTTTGCTGACCAACTGGCAAGTCACCCCAAGAGGATTTGTCAAGGCCAAGCTTTTCTCTTTCTTCGCTGATTGAGGTTACTTTCATTCTAAGGTTGCTTTCACGTTCTTTTAGAATAAATTCTTTATTCTCTGGCACTGGGTCGTCAAATAGCAAGAACATTCGTTCGTCGAACATAGGGACAAGTCTTTCATTCGTCTTCTCTTGCCACCTGATGCACCTTGGTGCTATTGTATCCTTCATGTATGAATAGTTGCCTGCTTCTGCATTTGCCCTGTTTACATCGTCAGTAGTCAACTTGCTAATTGGCACTCCATATCCACCAGCGATTTCTTCTCTTGTCCACTTTCTTCCAAGCAAGTTGTTCATGTCTTTTGGCGATACATTTAATTGCTTTATGTCAAATCCACCTTCAAGCCATGCAGTCTTCCCTGCATTCCCAGCACCCATATACGTCTTGTTCCAACGAGTAAGTATTCTCTTCCAATCGCTTTCCTGATAATTTACATCTTTTGGGCCAATGAGTGCTATTGGAGGAATGCCAGCGTTGTCCACCATCTTTTGCTCATACGTCATGTAGGAAAGATTTAAATTGTACGAGTCAGCCATTGCTTGGAGAGGAGACCAGCCATAGTATGGGTCTTTAGGGTTTGGAAACTTGTAGTGAATTATTTCATCTACAGTAAATGGTATTTCTGTCCCATCTGGATTTCTATATATGTATCCAGCAATCCAATCTTGCTTGCTGGGTACAATAGACATTTTGTCAGGAGGGAGAATCCACAAAGACGATGGCACTCCCATTGCATTCTTTACTACATATACATAAGCATTGCCAGTAAGTTCAAGATGTAGGTCAATCATTTCAAGCAACTCAAATCTATTCATAAATTGGTTGACGTTCTTGAGCATGTCAAGCAATGGATGTGAAGTCACTTCTTCCATATCTATTGATTTCCTCACACACTCAAGATTAGATACTGAACTTTGATATATGTACTTCTTCATTTCAGAAGATATCTGCTTCGTCTTGACTATCACTTTATCTTTCTTTGATTGCTTTGTTACATATAACTTTAAATTTTGCTGAGCGAATGAAGTTGCGTTCTTGTTGGCACATACATATACCCAAGACTTATAAGCATTCAGAAGAGATGCAGTATTCTGAGGTATAAGCAGGTTTCTATTTTTGTCCATCCACGAAGGGACAGTATCTGATACTTTCCCTATGTCTTCTTTCTTCATCTTCGTTGCCTTTATCTTATACCCGAATATGTTCATTTTGTCTCCTTGCTTTCTTTCATTGTACTGCCTCCATTGGATATCCATATCGCTCTTCAAATATAACTTTCAGCCTTTCTTCTCTTGTAAGCTTTGCATCTTCAACGCTTATATCTTCTATGTCAATGGGAAGCCCATTTGCTAAATCTATAATTGGTTCAACCTTTTTCTTTTCTTCATATTCGTCAGAAGTCACTATCCACTTTTCAGCTCTTTGCTGAAAGAACGAAAGTGCCTGAGACGTGGAGTCAACTTGGTCGTCGTTCTCGCCATTTGGGAACATTGACATTTCTTCAAGGTAGTCGTGCAGCCAAGTTGCTGTATCTGGAAGGAATACTCTACCAGCTTCAATCATTGGTGATACAATGTCAAGTCTTACTACCTTGCTTTTGTGAACCGTTATTGGCATCAATGGTATGCCTGTCTGCATCTTCAATGACTGATATGCTGGCTTCCCAGAAGCGGCATATTCAACAACCACCACACTTGGATTATATTTAGAATATAGCAATTTCATCTGACGTATCAACTCAGGGAATTCCATTTGCCTTCTATATACATCAATCAAATAAATGCCTCTTGCTCCTTTACCCCAAGTTGTGCACACTGAATATGAACCATCGCCACTTTCTTCAAATGCACAATCCCACGACTGAACAATCATTTGCATTTCAGGTAAAGCATTGTGGTTGTATTCTTGCCACCAACTTCTCTTGATTAACTGACCTTCTACTGCTGATGGTCTTTGCTGATACAATGCACTCCAAGTAGTTGAGCCAACGTCATTCTTTGTTTGGTCTGCCCACTTCTTGTCAAATCCATACTCTGGCCAAAGCGTCTCGTTGACTTTCCTTCCGAGCAAATCATTGTCAGAATCACACAAAGCAGCCAATGAAATAATCTTCCATCGGTCTTTGTCGTCTCCACCATCTTCTCTATATCTTGGATTCAGCAATCTGCCAACAAGGTCGTCTTCATGCCAACGAGTAAGGATAATAATCACTGCTCCATTAGGCTGCAAACGTGTTCTAAGCGTGTTTTTCCACTCCTCCCATATTTTATCCCTATAAGTTATTGAATAAGCTTCTTCTCTGTTCTTGATTGGGTCGTCAATTAGAAGCAAATCAGCACCTTCACCAGTTATTGAACCACCAATGCCTGTTGATAGCATTCCGCCACGTTGAGAAATCAACGTCTTCCCATCTTCAGCAATAGTTGCTACTCCCCAATCGCTGCTTGACGATACACCAACTCCCCATTCAGGCAATGCTATGTTGAATATGTCTCTTCCAAACTCCTTGATTTTCTGCTTGTTCAATCTGCCAAATCTCTTAGCAAGCCTGTCGCCATATGATACTTCAATGACTCTTCTTGCTGGATTTCTGCCAATGAAATATGAAGGGAATGTTTCTGATACAGTCATTGACTTTGAATGCCTTGGTGGCAAGCAAAGAATCAATCTGTCTATCTCGCCTTTTTCTACTTTGTCAAGAGCATTGCATATGAGCTTCGTATGTCTTCCGTGCATGTAGAATCCACGATGCACATATGTAAGATAAAATTCATAGTCGTGCTTAGCAAGCAAATCCCACTGCTTTTCAAGTGGGGTTCGTTCTACTTTGTTTTCAACTGGGAATCTTCTATTGAGTATAGGCAATTATATTCCTTCTACTACATGTCTTGAGTGACATCATATTCTTTGTCGTAGCCATTCCCATTTGATGGAAGGATTACAGGAAGCTTCTTTGATGCTGTTATGTATTGCCTGTTTCTGTTATATAGGTTCTTCAATAATGCTTTCGTTTCATCGTCTTCTGCTATTTGCTTTTCAATCAGATTCGCATTTTCAGTGACTATCTTTTCTGTTCTTTCAGTTACATCTCCACGCATCAACAAGTCGAGCTTCACCAGCTTCTCGAAGTCGTCTGCACTATATATCAATGTCTTGTATGGAATAATATCTTTGGGATTCTTAGCTTTCCTGTTCACTGTTCTTACCTTGTCATTGTACTCATGTATGTTGTCAATCATCTCTTTGACAAGCGTATGAATGATGCTGCTGTACTCTATCTTGACATTTACAATAGTGTTGATTGACCTTGCTCTAAGCACCATTGCCACTTCTGTATCTCGCTTTACTACCTTGGATTCCCAATTGTATTTCCTGCGCCACTTGTACAGCCTCAACAGCGTATGTCCAGTCTTCTTCGCAAGTGCTTTCAGTGTTCTGTTCTCTCCCAATGCATAGTACTGCTCGAATACGTATGACTGCTCTGCACTGCAATAGTCTGTCATTGCCTGCTTGTCTTTAGTAAGGACTTTGAACGCAGCTTTCCAACGTTCTGTTCCGTTCATGCCCTTTGCTTCTTCTACTTCTTTCATGATTTCTTCGATTAGAACTTTTACGCTTGCAAGATTCTGACTTTTTATCCTTCTTTTTATTCTCGGCATAGCAATACCCTATCCTCCAATTTTGTTCCTATTAATATAAATATATTTATGCGATGAGTTTGTATTAAACCAAGAGATTTTCATCCCATTCTACTGCTTTCCTGAGAATCTTCAATGCTCTTTCTTTTTTCTGACGAATGAATTCTCTGCTGCAATTCAATTTTCTTGCAACTTCAGCATTCGACATGTCTTCTACATAGAGGAGTTCGAGGATTTTCTTCTCAGATGGCTTGAGGAGCCTTGACGAATTGACAATGCCGTCGAAGTCTATTTTCTCGAATACGTGGTGGTTGCTGTCCTGACAGATGTACTCGTCGAATACAAAGTTCTCCACCTCGTTGAATGGGTTTTCCCACTGGGCTGCACGACCAACTTTCTTGTATCCTTTTGCAAGCATCATTGTGACCTTGAAATTCTTTATCAAAGATGCATATAGATATGTGCTAAACCCCTTTGCACCTGTTGCCAGTTTGTCCTGATAGCGAAATGCACAACGAACAAGAGTTAGACCTGCAATGCTTACTATGTCATCTATGCACCAGAATGCACTGTGCTTAGATGCCCAAC